GCTACAGCAGGTAAGGAGGAGTTCTTTGCTGAATTGATGGCGGCATACACTTCTCCTGTGTACGGCAAGTCTGGCAACAAGCTATCTGCTGTGCTTGATTATGCTGCCAAAGCTGTGATTGACAACGAGAAGAGCAGCAATGCTTGGAAGAACTTTAGCTGAGGAAGGTGATGTAGCTGCTTATAGGGATTTGCTACAAATGGAAGAAACAGGAATGCTGCCACTTGATACAGGTGAAGAAGATGACAATACTTGAATCCAACTGCAGCAAGCGCGATTGTCTTTATTATCAAGGGGTGATACGCTCTGATGAGATGTCTGCTCTTGTGCACATACACGTCTGCTTTGCGTTTCCATTTGGTATACCAGACGATATTGCATTTGGAGACAATCTGCACGAGGAGCCAGTCAAAAACCAGGGCAACTCAGTTGTTTATGTAAGGAGATGATGTTTTGAAAATTTCCCTTTACTTGTTGGCTTTGTTGTTGTAATTGATAGTTTGATCAGCGCAATTTAGCGCCAAACTAAATGACAGCCTGGATAGGCACTTGCAGAGAAGCAAGCCTGGATGGGCAGCACAGAGAAAGAGGAGGCGGATGCCATGGAATGGAAATTGCTGTTGGATGACGATGGGCATGTAGTACTCAAAGATGGTAAGCCTGTTTTTATCATCAAGAAACCTGATGGCACAGAGGACGAATTTGTTGCTGATGTGCCTGGGATGCATCAAAAGATTCTTGGCCTTAATGGTGAATCCAAAAGCCACCGAGAGAAGGCTGCAGAGCTTGAGTCCAAGCTCAAACTGTTTGATGGCATCGAAGGGGATCCTGGTGAATGGATCGAAGAGGCTCGCAAAGCCATGGAGACCGTGAGGAATCTCAATGATAAAGAGCTGGTGGATGCTGGCAAAGTTGAGGAGCTCAAGCAACAGATGACAGAGGCTCATCGTCGCAAGGAGCAGGAACTGCAGCAGGAAATTCAGAAGATCAAGGACAAGGGCAACTCCAAACTGCAGCAGAAAGAAGACCAGATTCGCACGCTGCTTGTTTCCAACAAATTCTCTCAGTCGCCATACTTCAATGGCAAGAACAAGAAGACGAATTTGCTGCCTGAGATCGCTGAGAGTTACTTTGGCAGACATTTCAAGGTGGAGGAAGACTCCGCTGGCAACCTTCGAATCACTGGCTACAGCAAATCAGGGCAACCTATTTACTCGATGAAGAACCCTGGAGAGCTGGCTGATTTCGACGAAGCCATCTCTGCTATCATTGATGAGTTTCCTCACAAAGAAGGCATCATGAATGCAGTGAAGCCTGGCTCTGGTGGCAAGGGTGGTGTTGATGCAGACGACGACACAGGAGATAACATCTCCGACCTGCAGAAACAGCACAGATTGGCTATCGAAAGTGGGGATGCGAGAGCTGCAATTGCTTTGAAGAACAAGATTCATCAGGCTCAAACAGCGGCCAGGTAACAAATAGGGCTGGTCGCTGCCAACTCGAATTTAAAAGGAGAAATTAACAATGGCTAACACCAACAATGCAGCGACCGTCTGGAACTGCCCGAACTACACAGGTGAACTCTTCCTGATCGGGCAGAACAAGACTCCTTTCTTGAACATGATTGGGGGTTTGCAGGGTGGCAACATCAAGATTGCCAACGGCTTCCAGTTCCCTCTGGCGCAGCCTTGGGCTCTTGAGTCCGCTGCCCAGCCGGCAGTGACGGAGACCGCCTCTCTCACTGCACCCAATCCGTGGACCTATGTTCGTGCGCAAGACGTCAATACCACGCAGATCTTCCATCGATCTGTGTCTGTGTCCTATGCAAAACAGGCTGTCACAGGTGTCATCACAGCAGATGCAACCACCAAGCTGGCACTGATCGATGACCAGCCTGTCACCAACGAGAGAGATTTCCAGATTGCCGCCCACATGCGACAAATCGCTGTCAATGCTGACTACACCTTCCTGAATGGTGCCTACCAGCAAGCGACCAGTGCCGCAGTGGCTGCAAAGACTCGCGGAGTTATCACCGCATGCAGCACCAATGCGGTTGCCGCTTCGTCTGCTGATCTCTCCAAGCCGTTGATCGATGAGCTGCTGCGCACTATGGCTGCTACAGGTTCTGAGATGGTCACTCCGGTGATCTTCGTCAATGCCTTGCAGAAGCAACGTGTCAGCGACATTTACGGCTACGCTCCCGAGGATCGCAACATCGGTGGCTACAACATCAAGCAAATCGAGACCGACTTCGCACAGGTTGGCGTTGTGTATGCACCAAACGTGCCAACCGATACGCTGGCCATCATTGACCTGGCCTTCTGCGCTCCGGTATTCACTCCGGTCCCAGAGAAGGGTGTCCTCTTCTACGAAGAGCTTGCCAAGACTGGGGCCTCTGAGCGAGGCCAGATTTATGGCCACATTGGCATCGACTATGGCCCGGAAGAGATGCACGGCAAAATCACCGGCCTCTCCACCAGCTAATCCTCGGCTTTGCCGATGATGGAGTGACACTCTACAACCAAGCGTAAGCTGGGAGGAATAACATGGCTGGAAAATCGGAACGAAGAGAAAGGACTCGTGCAGTAGGTCCTGGCGTCCCGCCTTATCTTAGAGATTATCACCAGCAGTTGAACTCTGATGTCTCTTGGGATACCACAACCACATCTACCACAACCACAACTACAACTACCACAACTACCACAACCACAACTTCTACCACCACGACTACAGGTGCCTAATTTGTTGTAGTTGCAATTGACTGTCGGAGGTCACCATGGCAAGTGGATCAAAGACGTTCCAACTATCTGGCCTAGCACCAGTTATTTGGGACAAGGAGAACAGTCGTGTGCTAGCTCGATTCGAAGGCGGTTTGTTTACTACCAGCGACAAGCGCACGATTGGCATCCTTGAGAAGATGGGCTATTACCTGAAGGACATCGGTCCCAAAAATGAGCGCCCATCTGTCCAAAGAGTTAAAACTGGACAATCAGGCTTTGCGCCTGGCGCGTCCGTAATTGAAGATGAAGACACATGACAGCCTTGCTGCAGCTGGGAGAGTGAATACTCTCCCAGTGCAAGGAGCGCGATATGGCTTACTGTGCACTGACAGACCTCGAAAAGATTCGGCCGAACATTTCTGCACTGGGTGGCGATGGAGCAACATTTGCTGACCAGATAACAGAGGCCGATAGTTTTGTAAATAGGGAATTGGAGCGCTGGTACGAGACAGTAGCTCCAGACCACGACATAGACCCATATTCAACACCTTTCTCTTCAGATCAAATGCCTGATGACGGATTGCAAGTCAAACGGGCAGCGTGCTACAAAGCCCTTGAGCTGATTTATCTTTATCTGTCCAACGACACACCTGATCCAGATGGCTTTATGCGACAGAGTGATCACTTCGCAAAGAAGTACAGCGATGAGATCAGGACGACCCTGTCTCTGGGCATCAAATATGATTGGGATGATGATGGTGTTGTTGACGAGGGAGAGAAGTACGAGAGAGGACACTGGGAGCTAACAAGGTGCTAATATGCCAAATGATGGTGTAACGGTAATAGGCCTTGAAAGCCTAACCACCAAGCTGAAGAAAATACCACCTGGTTTGTTTTCCAGGAGCTTGATGGCCAAAATTGGAGCCTATGTTGTAGCTGCTATCAAACTGCGCACCAAAGACGGTGTCGATGTTAACGAGAAGAGGTTCAAGCCTTACTCAGCAGGACACAGAAAGCGCAGGGCAGCTATAGGGTTGCCGACAGGCAACGTCGACCTGTATTTCTCAGGGTTGATGATGTCTTCCCTTACACACGAGGTAGTAGACAGTAAACAGGTTCGTGCTTTCTTCATGAATACTGCTGATGAGCAAGGTGTGTCAAGCCCATCCAAAGCCTTCTTCAACGACCAGACTCGGAATTTCTTTGGTGTTTCCAAAAAGGACATCAAGGGCATAGAGAGTGTCGTCCAAAAGAGACTGGATGAGCTGCTGTCTTACTGATTCTGCAAGGAAACAGCGATGGCTGCAAACAGCAGAAGAGAGCGCATCATCTTAGCACAGAAGGTGATCCTTGAGGGGTTGTCTTCGATCAATCATGTGCAGCGCAAGCAGCCTTCCAGTTTGTCCGAGCTGGAGCAATATCCGATCACCCAAATGCCGCTTCTGGCTTTGGTAACAGGCCTACCTTCCCCTCAAAACAAGACCAGAGGCAGAAAGCCAGGTGGGCCGGATTTCTTCCATTCTGAGCTGGTTAGCAAAGTCTACTGTTATGGCCAGGATAAAATAACCCCAGATACCACAATCAGCAGCTTGTTGGATGATATATGGTCTGCACTGCACTCCAATCAGACTCTTGGCCTCAAATTTGTAACTTCGTGCATCATCAGTCCAGGAGTTGAGACAGGTATTTGGGACCCATATTATTCTTTTGTTGTCGAATGTAAATACATGTATTACCACACCACAGGAGGAATCTGATGCCTACACCGCACAACACTGACAACTATGCAATACCGAAGGGCATTCTCTATATAGGAGAATGGTCTGGCACTACGCCTCCCACTGACCCTGCAGGCTACTCTGACATGGGCAATGTCACCAGCATCGAAGTGGACCCTTCCGTAGAGCGCAAACCTCACTATAGCTCAAGGTCAGGCTTCCGTACCAAGGACAAGAATCCAATCATCGAATCCACATACATGGTTAGATTTGAAGCTGATGAAATGGCTGCGGTCAACCTCAACAAGTTCCTCATGGGGACAAAGACTGGACGCACAATTTCCATGCTGTCGGCGGCTGACAAGGAGTTTGCGCTCAAGTTTGTGAGTGACAACCCAATTGGCCCGAATCAGACCTGGAAGTTCTGGCGAGGTACGCTGGCACCTAACGGTCCATTGCAGCTGATCGGAGAAGAGTACATGGCAATGTCATTTACATTTGAAGGCTTGGCTGACACTGCCAACCATGCGACCACTCCGTATGGTGACATTGTTTACGCCACCACGACCAGCACAACCACAACTACTACATCTGCTTAATTATAACTACTTCCTATCTGTTCAGCTGAACAGATAGGCTACCTGCGGAGGTCGCATGCCAGGTAAATCGAAGTCGATTAGTCTTCCAGATCGAGACAAGACATACATCATCAACGAGGTATCAGTTAAGCAGATGCTGAGCTGGATACAGGATGATGAACTGGCCAATCAGCTGTTTAACCTGTCTACTATGCCGGTTGCCCTGGATAGGATTCTTCCTTTGGTATCAAATGTCAACTTGGAAGATATCAAGGAGCTGTATCCCAGTGAGATCAAGAAGCTGTGGGCTGCATTTAGAGAGGTCAATTCTGATTTTTTCGAAGTTGCCAAGTCGGTGGGAGTGACAAGTATAGCGGAGGAGATAAAGGTGATGCTGTCAAATACCTTTTCCGGGATGCTTGCCGACTTGTCGAGTCCGGTCACTCCCAGGCCTTCGACTACGGATACTCTTTCTTCATAATGGCTCTCAATAACCATCTGCGCTTGATGCATGAGCATGAACGACGTATGGCTTGCTCAATGAGAGCAGCAAGCCTCGAAGATCATGCCTGGAGAAAATATCTCAGGAGCTGAGATGCCAACAGAAAACATAGACATATTAGTAAGGCTGCAAGACAGAGCTACTGCAGGCTTTGGTAGGCTTCAGCAGTCTCTTGGCAAATTCAGGAGTTCATTGTCTGGCATATCTGGCTTAATTGCAGGAGTCAGTGCTGCAATAGCTGCTTGGGGTCTTTCAAGGATATCTGGGGAGTTCCTGAATGCAGCGAATACTGCCGAAGGGTACAATGTTCGCCTAAAGGTCTTGCTTGGAAGTACCAAACAGGCAACAGAGCTGTTCCAGAACATGTCAAAGTTTGCTGGTACAGTTAGCTTCCAGTACGAAGAAATAATGGGAGCTGCAACAAACTTGGCTGGTGTCATGAAAGGCGGCAACGAAGAGATCCAGAAATGGATGCCTTTGATTGCCGATGTTGCAGCAGCGTCTGGGCTTGGCATACAGGAGACTACGAGCCAGATTGTCAGGATGTACTCTGCAGGTGCTGCATCGGCAGATCTTTTTAGAGAGCGTGGCACACTTAGCATGCTGGGGTTCCAACAGGGCGTTAGCTATACAGCAGAGGAGACAAGAAAGAAGCTCATTGAGGCGTATGAGAGTCCAGCCAGCAGGTTTAAGGGTGCCTCAACGGACCTTGCTAACACATTGAATGGCATGATGAGCATGATCTCCGACAGGTGGTTTGCGTTCCGCACCATGGTTATGGATGGAGGTCTTTTTGACTATATCAAAGCTATTGTTTCGGAGTATTTATCCTTTTTAGATAGACTTAGTGACGATGGTACATATGAGGACATATCAAAGCAGATCAACAACTTCATGATACCAGCTCTGTTGAACGTTGTCAGAGCTGTTGGCT